AGGCATACGATATGTAACGCCTTTGTCTGCTTCTCTGTTACCAGCCGCAACAATCATTACATTGTCTGGCAGCTTGTAAGTACCGACACGACGGTTAAGAATCAGCTGGTATGCTGCCGCTTGTACGCTAGGCGCTGCTGAGTTCATCTCGTCTAAAAACAATACAATATTGTCATACTGTGCCGCAAATTCTTCGCTTGGAAGCTCGCTTGGAGCACCCCATACCATTGTGCTTGAGTTGCTGTCAAAGTATGGAATACCTTTAATATCTGTAGGTTCCCAAAGACTTAAACGAATGTCGATAAGATGCGAATTTGTAAAGCTATCACTAATCTGCCGTACAATGTCTGATTTGCCAATACCTGGAGGTCCCCAAAGAAAGATAGGACGTTTTTTTGTAAGCGCATGTTTGATGCTTGCTTTTGCGCTATTAGGGCTAACTGTGCGAGTTGACGTATCCATAGTGTATTCCTCTGTGTTTCAGTGCATGTTTATTTAAACTATACATATATAATAACACATCTACCCTAGATGTCAACCATTTTCATAAAAAAGATTAGCATAATAATCAATAGCTTAGGATTTACTTTGCCTAGTAATTGCTTTTGTTAGGCCGTATTTGCGTAAATCGCCACTGAAAAGAGTAAGCTCGACTGCTTTCTTTTCGTTCGTTACTACAATACTTCTATTGGTGAGATAGTAAGGACAATCAATAAATTTGTCAAGATGAATAATTACTTGGGTAGATAGTGGCACATCTCTTGGATATGGTATGTCATATGTTGCCAAGTCTATTTGAGTTAGCACATCGAACCCCATTTCTGTTAGACGCAAGCCGCCTTGATTTTTTTCCCTAGTATTTTTCCACCAAAGGGGCATATACTCTTTTACGGCTGCTTCATTAACACTTAACCCGAGTTCTTTTAAAAACAACTTAGTATATGTGTCTTTCCAGTTCATTCTTCTGTTACAATCTCGCCGTCTGTAAGTTTGTACACTACAAACTCCTTACTTTTAAACATTTCGTTTAACTTTTTAGCAAGATTGTGTGCATGTCCAGGATTTGAGAAGCTTGTCTTTTTATACTTCGGCCCAGGATAGTTTGTAAGTGCATTTGCACTCTTAAGATTAAATGGTTTATTTTGATAGAATACCGCCCAAATGGCGTCTGCCTCTAAAACCTGTTCACTTTTATAAGTCTTGCTATTAATATTCTCTAAAATAACTGTTGGCTTAGGCCTACTCATATGCGTATCCTTTTAATTAACTACGCATATATTTATCTCTTTTAGAAGTTATCTACGCACTTAAAACTTAGATCCGCCGTCTAAATTAATCTCAATAGTTTCATTGTCGTTAGATTTAGACTCTGCAACTAGTTTTTCTAAATCCCCGTGCAGCCTACTCATAACAATACCTAAAGTGAATGCTAGATTTTTAGCTGTTGCAATATCAAGTTTGACTTCTCTCGCACGACTATTTTCTGCTGCCTTTACAGCATTCAAAAACTGCTGTAAAGGTATAGTGTTTAATGGTTCAAGATTTTGCACGGCGAAGCTCCTGACGCATTTCTATTTCTGTTTTAAACGGACCTTTGCTAAGATTTCTTTCGATGGTAATCAGTTTGGGACAAAAACTTTTAACCCAGCCTTTTTCAAACTCAATAATGTAATAACCTGCACAATACGCACTCTTGGATTTATTACTTTTTGTAAATAGTGGAAGCTTGCGTTTTACGTCATACATTGTATTAAACGGTTTTACACTAGTAGGAAAGCCGTGTACAATGTAGTCTTCTTTTGTATCAGTATCTACTGAAATAGGAGTTATATCAGTCCATACAATATCTGACCCAAACTGTTTTTTCATTTGTCGTTTGTTACTAAAGAAACAGGTCCCGTTACCGTTAGAAAACATATAACGATCATCATCCCACGACATAGTGCCAATGCGTTCTTCGTTGTTTTCGATAATCCAAAATTTATCTTTTAATACTGGTTTTGCTTTAATTGTCATATAGGATACCTCGCTTGTAAAGGTTGTGCATACTGCTGTGCTTGATCTGCAATACGTTGCATATCCCACTTAGCACAGAATTTCATAAGACGCATGCCTACTTGCGTAATTTCTTTAGGCTTTACTTCTGCAATAGTATTGTTAATTATCTCTCTAATGTCTGCAGGTTGTGCAGTCAAATCACATAATACTACATTACGATTGTAATCGTCCAGCACACGATGTTCGTCGCCATTGTGATCTGTCCAACGCTGTAGCATCATGTTGTTCCAGTTAAAGCCTTTAGTGTCTTTGTCTGCATATGCTTCGTTAAGACCTACTTTGTTCTTAGTGCCTTTTGTACGCACACCGGGATAAGCACTAAACACGTTATCACTAGTATCACCGCGCATGCACTTTTCAAACAACATAAATGCAGGCACAGGTGCTGCCTTAGGCTCTTTAGTTTTCTTGTCAATTACAGGACGACCTTTGTCATCAAAGTAACCTTCGTGTGTAATAGTTACATTACTAACACCGTTGTACTGACGTACATTAGGAGCAATCAATTGTGCAAAGTCACCGTCTGTACTAATGATAACATGATTGTCATTGGGGTGCGCTTGTACCCAACCAGCAATAAGATCATCTGCTTCTAGTTGCGGATGACGCATAACTGTACAGTTAGTCTTTTCGCTAACAAAGTCTTTAAACTCGTCAAACAGTTCCCAAAACACTGTGTCTTCTTCTTGCTGTGCAGGAGTAAGTGCATCACGTGCTACTTGTCGATTACGCTTGTAAGGCTCGTAGTAGTCTTTGCGCCAGCTACGTCCTTCCAAACAAAATACAACATGATCTGCGTTAAAGTCAGTCCATGCTTTCTTTACACTGTTAAGTGTAATATGAATTGCCATACCTGCCTTTGTATCAATATCGCCACGGACTACGTGACGAGCTCTAAAGAAAGTATTTGCTGTGTCTACTAAGACATAAGTTGCCATTGTATTACCTTGTATTGTGTTAATTTAAATATAGTGTAACATAGATATACACAGTTGTCAACTAACTTCACTCTTGCCTTTAGAGATAGGTACGACATTAATATAGCCAGCACCTCGATTAGTATCCTGTCCTTCTTCGTCTAGCATATTGTACACAATATCTCTAAACCACCGATCTACAATTTCTTCTTCAGGATCGTTGTCAACACCGTATCCTGATTGAACTAGTTGTGCAATAAAGTATTTGTTCCAGTCTAGTTCAAAGAAGCCATTGCGCACATTCTCTTCATTAACCTTAACGTCGATTACATTCACCCAAGGCTCTTTCTTACGTGTGTGATACGCTTTAGGATCTTGCTGTTTAAGAAGAGCAAGTTCCTGCTCTTCTAGTCGTGCCTTTTCTGCTGCTAGTGCTTCTTCTTTAGCAGTAATACCTGTTAAGTCTCTTACTTTTTTATTCCACCAACCCATTATATTTGCTTCCTTATATTTTCGTATTGTTCTTCAGTAATTTTCTTACCTTGCAGATGTTCGTAATCTTCTTTACTAAGTCCCCCAGGCATTCCCGAATAAGCTAATATGGAGTCTTGGAGTGAATCGCCATCCTTTTTCCATGCAGACTTGCGCGACTTCTTGAACATTGAGAACATACTCTTCCGAGCGTCCGCCAAGCGGCATACAATATACTGGACACTCAACGCCGACGTCACGATATGCTTGCACAGCTCTACCAGCTTCTTCAATGTCTGCACGATCAGCAACAACAAATTTAAGATAAATGTCACTACCAGCAACAGTGGAATAATTAAGAGCAACATCAGGACGAATAGCATCTTCCCAAGATTCTCCACTAACGGAGAGCTTAGGGCTACAACTCCATGTGACAGTAATTCTGTCACTATCGTTGAGATAGTTGTAGAGGTCGTCGTGTAAGTGTTGTGTAGTGTTTGTTTCAAATGTGACATTTTTTAAATCCTGCATACGTGGGTGTTCGAACAGCTCTACGTAAAGACGTTGCCACGCTAACAACGGCTCACCACCTGTCATGATCAAATGGATATCTTGACCATTATCCATTGTCCACTTACCTTCTGGAGTAAGCGACAGCAAGTGCTCGACCACTTCGTCAACTTCTGCAAGACGATTAAAGTCTTTGAACTCGGGGTAGATACTTGCATAAGTGTCACAGCCTGTGTGAATGATAGGCAAGTCTGTAAACTTTTCAGTTTTAGCAATAATGCCATCATCTAGCAAGTCTTTTACTTCTTGATTGTATCTTTGTCCGTTTGCATGTTTCTCTGCACGACTAGGTTCATCCTTGCCAAGTCCAAAGTTCATACAACGAAAGTTACAACCAAATGTACGTAGAAATACACTAGGTACTCCTACAAACTTACCTTCACCTTGTACGCTATAAAACGCTTCTGAG